GATTAATAACCCCACCCACGGGTTGGTCACCCGTGAGTTTCCCTCGCGAATCTCTCGTATCGTCGACTAAAGAACCATCACACATTTCGGTGTGTGGTGCCATAGCCTAACAAACTACGGAGAAAAATCTTATGGAAAATTCCAAGAATTTACCACAAGGTAGCCAAGTCCGAAAACTTGGTACTTTTGTTCGTAGGTTGGGCGACGAGGAAATTAATATGTTCCTCGCGGTACTCGACGCCATTATGCGTCGGGTACCGGCTCCGAGAGATGCTCGTAAGAGCTACCTCAAGGAAGTTGAAGTAAGACTACGCAACAATGGCATAGACTTTCTTGCAAAATCCCGAGCGTTCCCAACGTTTGGGTTGAAGTTGCTTGGCAACGATAGGGAAGGGTTCCCTATACCAGGCTTCAAGCGTAAAACGGGCAAGATTTACCCTAAGCTATTTGCGTGGTATTGGGGAGAACTCGAGAGACTCTCACGAGTCAAACGACCTTCTAAGGTTGATGTGCAACTTGCACAACGAGTACTCTGTGTTCTATCATTTGCAAAAATGATTAAAACGAGTAGTGTCTCTACAATTCGTAAGTCACTGGAAGCGTTCGAAAAACGAACAAGTCCCAATGGACTTTCCCTTGATTATACGGAGATGCTTGATAGTTATGAAAATAACCTAGCGAAATCCATAAATGAGACAGCCAGTATGTATGTTCCGAACATACCACCTGAGCTTCTAGCTCTGGCGGGTTACGACCTGCCGGACCTTGTGGATGAGTCTCCGGATGGTTATTATGACCAACCGGATATTCCTGGTTTAATGGAAACATTAAATGTCAACATCAAGTTAGGACTCTACCCTAAGTATACTGATTTCTCGTCGTTATCGCAGAAGCCTTGTGCTTTAAAGGACCGTCCCGGTTTACCGGAATGGTTCGATAATGGCGGGCCCGCTGACTTCGGTCATAAACGGCCACCTTACGGTAGAATTCATGTACTTACCGAAAGTGCGGGTAAGCTTCGGCTTATCTGCCCGTATAACACACCTTTCGTGCATTCGACGGGACTTTACTCACGTGCGCGGGCAGTTCTTGACCGCGTACGTGGTGATTACTCTATGAATCAGACGGCTGGACACCGTTTTGTGCAACAGAGAACAATCTCCGGTGACGGTTGGTGTGTATCAGCTGATCTGTCGAATTTCTCCG